GGTGACGTTCGCGCCGGTCGAGTAAACAAAGAACCGATCCACACACGGGTAACCGGTCGATGCCGTTGGCACTCCAGTGCCTGCCGTGACCGTGGCTGATGTGGCCCTCTGAGCAAGGGTCATGCCGCCGTTGATGATGCGGTTCTTGAAGCCAAAGGTGTTGGGCGTATTAACTGAACTGAACGCTGCAGTTGCCCCTGATAACAGGCCTGTAATCGTCGCGTTAGCAGCGGTTAAAGTGCCAATGACATTTAGATTGGTAAATTCACCCGATGAACCCCCAACCAAATAAAAATTTGTTCCGTCGTACATTGCGACGTACAAACCGTTAGCAACGAGTTCATTTGCAATCAAGCTTGAGCCGTCGGTGTTTAGCAATGACGCAGAGCCAATGCCTGTGCCGTTAACCTTTACGGTAATGGTTGCCGATCCTGTATTTGAATTGGCAACCTTAAACGGAACGGTTAGACCGGCGGTCAGCGAATTGGTGAGAATGCTGGTCGGGTAGTTCAGAACAATCGAATTTACCGCACCCGTGTCGACAACGTACGGCAACGTGTAATTGGTACTGACCGAAATGTTGTCAACCGTCCAGATCGTGTTTCCGCCTGAGTCAGTCAACAGGAATTTGTAGGCCTGCGAAGACAACAACCAGACGTTGCACTCCCCGCGACTATTCAGGATCACCGGGTTGGTGTTTTGCGTAGCCCCGGTTGCGTCGGTATAGGTAGCCGCAGGCGTCGTGGTTCCTGCGCTGTACGTGTACAGCTTGCCGCCGACCAGCGGGTTGTTGTTGTTGTCGTAGAACCGTTGGACCGCCAACGGGGAAAGAGTCGTTGTCATCGGTTAATCCTTCAATCAGTGATGCCAGCGCCAGGCTGCAACGCGTCCTCGGCCCATTTTGAGTTTTTCCGTTTGTTCAGGAACTGCCGGGCCATCGTGCCCCCGGGGAATCCACCCAATTTGACGTTTGCAATGCCTTCCAGCGCCGTCGCGCCGTGCTCCCTGAGCGTGCTGACAAACGTGTTGCTGTTGTTGAAATACGTGCCGGGCTTTTGCCCCATCACGTAATCGGCGACCTGGCCGAGGTTGTCCAGGTGCTCGGCCGTGCGCGGATCAACCAGGCTGTTGAGTTTCGGGCGCAGGCTGTTAAGCGAGTTGATGTAGCCGTCGCGTCGGAAGTTGCCGCGATCGACACCGGCCTGGCGCTTCAACCAGTCCACCGTGCCCCAGGCGATCGTCTGATCGGCGCCAGGCTGGTCGGCCAGCGTCTGACGCATGCGCTCGACGTCGGCTTTCGCACCCTTGACGACGAATCGGTTGATGAAGTCGTCGGCGCTAACGCGACCCTCGACCGCAGCTTTGTAGGCTGGATCCGCTGCCAGGGCATCGAACCGTTGCCGGGCAGCAGTTCGAGCTGCGTCGGCCAGCGGCTTGAGCTCTGCCGCCCCGCCCTGCAGCGGCAGATTTTCCATCTGCTCAATCATCACCGAGGCAGCGTGGCGCGTCGTGCCTTCCTGCGCGGTGCGTGCGATGTTACCCAGGTTGCGACGCAGGCTCAGGAAGTCTTCCATCGTCATGCTGCCCTTTTCGGCCAGCTGCTGCAGCTCGCGCAATTGGCTGGACGGGGCGTCGTGTGACAGCAATTCTTTTTTGAGCGCCGTCTGCACGTTCTGATACAGCGCCGGTGCATCAACCGGGAACTCGCCGCCGTTTGCATCGCGCAGCGCCTGGTACTTGGCATCGATGCCCGCGTTTACGTCGGCGTCGTGCTTCAGATAGTTTTCGATCAGGGACTGGCCCGCGTCGACGTGGTTGGTATGGAACGCATCCGGCGCTGCCTGCTCGCGAATCGCATCCAGGTTTTCCTTGAGCGCCTGTCCCTGATCTGCCAGGCGGTCGCCAATTGCCTGCACTTGACCGCGGCGGTTGAATTCATCGGACAGCTGATGGATGTTGTCGGTCGCCTGCCCTTTGGTCAGACGCACTGGAACCGGCAACGACTCAGCTTGAACGTGACGTTGCACTGCGGTTGCGTTTAGCGGCTTGCCGGATGCCTTTTCAGCGGCATAGGCCTGCTGCAGCTCGGGGGAAGCATTGGCCACCACCGTGTCGAGATTGACGCCTGCAGAGCCGCCTGACGGGCCCAGGGTGGGTCCTTGCGTGGCAGGTGCTGGTTGGGCAGGGTTCCTGCGCGCCTGGAACTGCTGCTGCAACTGGTCGCGCAGCGACACGCCTTCGCGCACGCTTTGTCCAACGGTCTTTGCGGCATTGACCACCGGCGTGGCCACCGTCTTGACGGCACCCGCCACGGGCTTGACCGCGGACCCTGCCGCCACCATCAGGGTCTGCATCGTGTTTTCGACGTCAGCTTTTGGAATGCCCGTCTTTTTCGATATCGCGTCGGCACCCTCACCCATGTGCTCGCCGACAAACGCCATCAGTCTCTGCGATGCTTCCTTCTGGTATTCGGGCGTGCTTGCCAGGCCCGTCAGATCGCCAAACAAATGCGGGTTACCCGATACCGCGCGCTGAATTGCGGTTGCGTTCTCAACGGACGTAAATGGACGCGCCGCAGCATACGCGACACTTCCAACCGGCGCCATGATTCCAGACTGAATGGTGTCAGCCAAGGCGACAGATGGTATGACCACCTCCTGACGCAGGAACTCGGTGGCCGAGCGCGACGGCTGGCCGTTGGCCTCTCGGTTTTGCACCGAGCGCGGCCGATACAGCGGCGTCGTGATCGGGCCGTTGAGATCCTGGGGGTTTTGCTGGGCGGCCGGCTCGGGCTTCTCGGTACCTTTGACCGCTGCCGTGATCGCCTGCGAGTTGAAATCGGCAAACGGATCGTTGCTGGCCTGCTGGGGTCGCTGCGGTGCGACGTCCACGCCGGCCATGACCTTGTTCACGTACTGCGTGGGATCCGCGTTGACGAACCCACCATACGCCGCCATCGCCTTGCGATAGTCGCCGCCGTTTTTCTGCGCCAACTGGCTGATGTAGTAGTCGGCCGCCGCTCGAGCTTGTTTCTTGTCGAACGGGTCGAACTGGATGCCGCGCTGGTGCATGTCGGCCAAAGTCTCGGGCAAGAACTGATACGCCCCCACCGCCTTGGTCTGCGCGTTCACGGCATACGGGTTGCCGCCGCTCTCAGTGACCTCCAGGTTGTCCAGCAGCTTGGCCGGCGTGCCGTAACTGCCAGCCGGGTCGAACTTGCCCTTGGGTGGCGGTGCGCGGCTGCTCTTGCCGGTGACCGCAGCGTTGATCGCGTCGGAGCTGAAGTCGTCAAGCATTGCGGTCGCCATTACTGATCCCCTTGAATCACGGCGCGCATTCGGTCAATGCTGAAAAGCGCGGCCTGGTAGCGCGGGGATTTCGTACCGCCCAGTGAGTCGACGACCTGCTTGATGCCATCTGGGTCGGCGTCTCGATTACGCATGGCGTCGTACAGTCGGATGCCGTCTACGTTGGCGACCTGCGCCCACTGATTGCGGAAATCGCGAATCGCAAACGGGTTGCCGCTCTTTTGGACCGCGTTCTCGAGGCCCTGGTTAAAGAGCGTCGTGCCGGTCGACCCGATCGCACGCATCACGCGCGACGAGCTGATGATCGCGTCCTTGGTCCACTTGCCGTCGGCCGTCATCTCGCCGGCTAGGGCCACCTTTGCGTCGGATCCTTCCAGGCCGGCCTGCTGCGCGAGCGATGCGGTTTGCTGGGCGATTGTGTGACCCAGCAGTTGGGTCTCGGTGGCAGTGTCGCCAGTACCAAACGCACCGCCGAAAACCTTGGTTGCAAAGTCCTTCCAGCCGCCGGTGAAGCCGGCGTTTGCGTATTTGATGATCTGGTTGGCGTTGAATGCTTGGCTGGGGGCCTGTGACGCTGCAGCGTTCGATCCCGACCGAATGTCGTTCATTTGCTTGAGCGTGTCTTGCGTCTCGCCAGGCGGCGGGAAAAACGGCGTTGTGTTGCCGGCCCGCGAAATAATGGGCACGCCAGACACGCCGGTGACCTGACCGTTCGGGCTGCGGATGACGACCATCGGCCTGTTGGATGCGTCCGTACCGACCGTTTGCTGCTGGCCAGGCGGCAATTTCACGTCATCCGAGGTGCCCGGAAGCGTTGTCCCCACGGGATTCGCGCCGAACTCGTTGTTCGAGACAGTTTTAAATTGCGTGCCGTTGTTCATGGCGATTCCGCTGGGCTGCATTGCGTTTAGCCGAGCACCCTGGTCCATCGTGGCGAGCAGCTTTTCCTTCAAAAACTGACGCATGCCGGCAGGGTTTTGCGCCTGAGCCAGGTAAGGCTGGATCAGTTGATCAGCCTGTTGGCGCGGAAGTCCGAGCGAATCGGCCTGCTCGTATCCGTACTGCTGCAGCAGTCCTTTCAATTGGTCGGGGTTGACCGCCTGCGGGTTTTGCTCGGCTGAAAGGATCAGCGGGTTGTTGATCAAGCTTGTCAATCGACCCGCGACTGCGTTGACCTTTTGGTTCGCAAGATTGAGATGAGCCGACTGCGTCTGGGCCGTGGCCAGATCTGCAGCCTGCTGCGCCGACGTGATCCGAGGCTGCGCGGTTCCTTCTGAAACGTTAGCTTCAGAAACAGCCTTGCGGACTTCCTGCGGCGTGAGCTGCTGCAGGCGCGTCAACTCTTGCTGCGCCGTCTGCAGCTGAATCGGATTGAGCTTTTGGGCCTGCTGGTAAGCCTGTGCGCCCCTGGCCGTATTGACCAGGTTGCCGAGCGTCGTCATGCCATCCGGCACGGCGACTTTTGTGGCGATGGTGGTGTCAGGGATGGTCAACGGCATGTCATTACCCAAAAAGTGAGCTGGCCGAAGCCGAATTTCCATTGCCAAACACGCCACCACCTGTCAGGTTGTTCAGCATGTAATAGTTGCCGACGTTGCTCAGACCTCCGGTGAGTGCGTTCGCGGATCCCACCGTACCAGCGGCCTGAGCGGCGCCCGCCGCCATCTGCGCAGACCCGGCATTGCCCGCAGCCGTTGTGCCGGCGTTGGCGGTCGTTTGATTGGCCGTCTGACCGAGGCCTGCAATGTTCGACAGTCGGTTGAAGATGTTGGTCTGCTGGGCGTTGTAGTTGTTGAACGCCTGCTGGTATGCGCTTTGCGCCGTGTTCTGGGTGTAGTCCTCAAGGCCCTTCAACGCGTTGCCACTGACCAAACCGTTGGAGACGCTGTTCTGATTGTTTATCGCGTCTTGGCCCTGCGTCAGCATGAACGCGTAGTTGGGCGCCAGGTTGGCATTCAGATCCGACGTGTTGAACCTATGCGTCAACGAGTTGGGGTCGCTGGGGTTCGACGTCATCGACGTCAGTCGACCTAGCGCCGTCTGACCCGCCTGGCGATAAGGCGCATTCTGGTCGTTGATCGTGTTGAACATCTGCAGCTGCGTAGCAGCTGCGTTGTTCGCGGCATTGGCCTGGGTGTCGGCTGCACTTTGAGCCGCGTGCGCGCCGATCAGCCCGCTGACTACACTACCGCCGACGACTGCGGTAACGACCCATGTCATAGTGGTTTCCCTTCAATCAATCCAATAATCTGGTTGCGCGCATCAAAAAGCGCCGTCGGGTCGTGCTCGATCAGCTCGGCTTCGATAGTGTCCAGATCAATGTTGTCTGTCTTATGAATGGTCACGCCAATGGCATCGGTGAGCGCCAGCGTGACGCGTTTGGTTCCTGCTTTGGATTCGATGACATCGCCTGGCCGCAGCACGCGCATGCCGTTTTCAGACCACGCGGCGATCTCGCCCAGCGCGCACATGAAGATGTGATCGGCCTTGTGAACCTTGCCGACGATGAGCGTACCGGCCTTGCGGAATACCTTGCGGCAATACATGCCGCCGCTGAAATAGTGCTCGGTGTCGAGCTCGGCCTGTGGCATGCCGATCATGTGCGCCTGCAAGCGCTCGATCTGCTCGCGGCTGGGGACGTGAACGGGGTTGATGTCGGTGGTCATCGCGATCCTTACAGCGCTGCGACGCGGACTGTCATTCGGGCAATCATCATTTGATCCTTTCAATCGTCACCGAATGCACGTTGATGGTATCGCCCGAGGTGGCCGTGCCCGTTTGCCCGACGCGAAAATCAAGGGTTGAAGTGGTTGTCAGGCCCGTGACCGAGGTTGGCGTTCCAACGTAATTAAATGGGATCGTTGCGGATGTGACCTGCGCCGAAAGAACCGACGTACACCACGCAGCGGTTGCGCTCGATCCGCTGATTTCCATCTCCACGCGCCAAGGCGTCGTTTGCGCCGTGGATGCCAGCACGTTGCCCGTGGTCACGGACGTGAGCGCCGATGACCCCCAGTAACACGCCATGGTCAGCGCGCGAACGTTGGCAGAGCTGGCCGCCGCATAGGTGCCATATGCCACAACCCGCCAGACAGACCCAGACGCCATGACCTGCGAGGCGAGGTTTAAACCGCCCGTGGCAAGCGTCAACGAGCCTGTAACCGCCGTGACCGCCGTCAAACCGCCTGTTGCTGCTGTGACTGATCCTACGGCGTTTGAGGTGGCCGATAACGTGGTGAACGTGCCCGCTGCCGCCGTGGTGCCCCCGATCGCCGTTCCGTTGATCGTGCCGCCCGTGATTGCCACGCTGCTGGCCGACTGCGTGGACATCGTGCCCAAGCCCGCCACGTCGGTGTTCGGAATCGACGCAACCGCGGTCAACGCGCTCGTTCCACTGCCTTTTACATAGCCCGTCAGTGTTGTGGCACCCGTGCCGCCATATGCCACGCCAATGGTTGAAGCGTTCCACGTTCCCGTGGTGACCGTGCCCAACGTCGTCAGGCTACTACTGCCGGCCAGCGGGCTTGCTCCGATCGTGTTGTAGCTGATTGTGTAGGCCGACGAACCGTCGAACGATGTACCCGACGCAACACCGCTGCCACCGTTGTTAAACGTCAACTTGCTTGTGGTGCTGGCCGTAACCGTCGTTGAGCCACCGAGGCTCACCGCGCTGCCGTTGATCGTAACCGAGCTGTTGGCAAGACCACTGTTCGGGATCGCCGTGTTGATCGCGCTCGCCGGGATGCTGATCGGCGTGTCGACTGCCGCCGTGAACTGGCCCTGCGCATTGACCGTGAACGTCGTCACCGACGACGCGCTGCCGTAGCTCGCCGCCGTGACCGCCGTATTGGCCAGGTTCACCGTGACCGCGCCGGTACTGGAGCTCACGCTTATGCCGGTCCCGGCCGCAACCGAGGTCACGCCGCTGCCGGCAATCGTGATCGAGCCAGGCGCGCTGGTGACGGTGATTCCCGCGCCTGCTGTCAGCGTGCTGAGCGTATAGCCGCTGCCGGTGCCGATCAGCAGCTGGCCCGCCAGCGGTGTTGCCGATAGGCCAGTGCCGCCCGAAAGAAAACCGATCGGGTTTAGAAAATTGATGCTGTTGACTTGGGGGTTTTGAAACCAGGCAAGCCATTCCCTCGACACGTAGCCGTTGGGCTGCAGCATCGGGGTCTGCGGGAAATACAGATTCCCGGCCATCAGTAGGCCCCCTTGGTGATGTCAAGGTTAACGCTGATGATCGAGGCATAGACCGGATCGGTAATGCTCACCTCGTAGACACGATCACGAGCCCGCCCCAGCGCCTTTTTGATCGCGCGCCACGTTGTCTGACCGGCGGCGCCGATCTGCACGTTGTAGCTGTTTGACCACGTGGCACCGCCGTCGTTGGACCACCGCAACATGCAATACGGGGTCCAGCCCTGCCCTGTCTGCAGTCCCACGCCTGGGTGAAACTGGATCTGAATCGACTCGTGAAACGTCCAGTCAAGCTCGGTCGTCACGTGAGGCGCCCTGCGCAAGCGCAGGATCGTCTGACCGTTGTCGGTGTAATTCGACGGGTCGAACCGATAGATCGTGCCGTTGGCCCAATCACCCACCACGTTGTAGCCCTGAAAGGACGCGTGCACATTGGGCCGAATCCGATGCAACCTGTTGCTAATGTCGCGCCAGGCGCGCTTGTGCCATTGCTCGGTGGCCAGGTCGTACACCCAGGTCTTGTCCTGGGTCGGAAAATTGATTACGTAGAACTCGTGCCCGGCCACCTGATAGGTGAACGCCACCGCATCCGAGATCACACCGCTCGAGATATCGTTTTCGACGGCGTGAGTGCTTAGGCGCTTGGGCTGATAGCCTTCCATTTGCACGACGACGCCCAGGCCTCGGGTGTCGCGCGACAGCCAGGCGAAATCCTCGCCCAGTCGCGCAACCGACCATTTGGCTGCACAGCCGTGCTGAATGCTGACGCCCGGAATGCGCTGGAACGGAAACGGATAGCTGCCGGCGTTGATCCAGCGCTCGGTGGTGGTTTCACCGAATAGGATCACCTCACGCTTGTCGACGATGAGGCTCACGATGTTGTCCGTCGAGCTGTCCTTGCTGGCAAAGCTCAACGCCGGGGTGACAGTGGACAGCGCGCTGGTGGCAGCCCAGGTGTAGCTGTTCGGCTCGTTGTAAACGATGAAATCGTCCACGTAATCGCAGACGTCGCCACCGGTAAAAGCGCCGTCGCTGCTCGATATCTGCGCGAATACACCGGTGGCAATGGTGTAGCTGTACCTGTTGCTGCCGTCGACCACGTATGCAGCCACGTTGTTGTCGGTGATCGACACGCGGCCGGAGCTCGAGGCCAGTGATCCAACATTGGTTGAAACAAAGCTCGCACTGATCGTGTACAGGTTGCTGCCCACGACCGCGAGCATGGTCGAGCCGCCAGGCAGCACATACAGCGCACGCACCTCGGCCTGCGGCCCCGGTGTGACCAACGCGGTCAGTCCCGGGGTCGGGTACAGCGTGACCCGGCCACGGGCGCCTTCGGGCTTAACCGGGTCGATCTCGAGGTACCAGTTGATGCACTCTTGCGCATCCTGGTAAATCGAGGGCGCGACATACGCCGGCCCGCAAAAGCCGACGAATTCGGGCATTACCGAAAGCCCCCCGACAGAATCCAGCCGGCGTCTTTGACGCGGCCCATGCTCGTCAGGATCTGATCGAACTCGACGACCTGCAGCGGCTTCATGTTGGTCCGCTTGACCGCGCCACGGGCCTCGATCGCGTTGACCTTGATCATCGCAACAAGGTCCTGCGCGGTGCGCCCGAACGCCGGCAGCATCTGCTCGGACAGCGTCCATTCCATCGCCTGCACATAGCCTGGCGGGAAGTTGATCGTGTCGTACAGCGTCACAAACGCGCTGAAGAGCGTCTGACAAAACAGGTGGATCTCGCCCTGTGCCGGCAGGGGCCAGAAGTTGAGCACCCCGTTGGGCATCGTCGGCTGGTAGTACACCGACCGCGGCCAAGGACCCGGCAGCTGCTTCAAGCCGATGAGCTCGTATTGCTCGACATTGATCACGGCCACCGGAAAGTCCAACGGGCCGTTGCTGGTCGTCACGCGCACAAACGCCGAATTGATGGAGAGCGGTCGGGTCGTGACGATCTGCCCCGTGGGTCCGATCGTCCAAGTCGTGGAGCCCGCGATGGTGTACGCAATCTCGTTGATCGCGTACACCATGAAATTTTCGTTGCTCCACCGATCCAGGATGTTGTTGAGCTTGTTGAACGCGAAGGTCGCCAGCCCCGCGTCCACCGGCTCGCCAATGGCCTGCGCGCCGATGTTGGTCAGCGCGTTGGTGATGATGTCGATCGGTTGTGTCATTTAAGACTGCGCAGCCACCGGGGTGACGTAAAGCAGCGACGGACCCGCGGCCGTGCCGATCGCCGTAAAACTGAACGTCGGCGAGGGCGTGGCCAGCACGATCGGCTCGATCATGTTTGCGGGAAACAGAAACGCGGTCGACGGGGTGCCCGCCACCGGTAGCACTGCGGCCGGAGCGGTCAGCGATCCTGGGGCCAGCTGCACGGCCACAGGCACCGAGCCGGTGTTGAGAAACGCGGCAAAGACGGCCACGTCGTTCGACGTCGCGGTGACAGTCACCGATGACGTCGACGACGCAGTGACCGACACCGCAGTAGTGGGCCCGATGGGCCGCAGCACGGTGGTGATGGCCATGATTACGACGCGTTTGTCGGCAACAGGCTGACGGGCACCTCGGGACGGCTGAGGCAGATGTAGTAATAGCCCGCGTTCGGCGTGACCGGTGCAGCAGTCGTGTTTGCAAAGCCGACCTGCAGCACGCCAGGCGCCGAGATGCGGTTGTTCACAATGCCGATGCCGGCGGTCTGCGTCGATCCGGTCAGCGTTGCGCCAAAAAAGTACACGTCGACGAAATCACCGAGCTGCGCACCCGGCAGGTTGAACGACTGTTCTGCCGTGGTGTTGGCCGCGACGGAGACGGGCGTAAAGTTGGCCACGATCAGCCAGCTGTACAGCACGTTGCCGCCGCTGGAAATGGTGCCTGGCATATTCAGAACTCCTTATGCGGGGACGGAGCTGAAGCCCCATCCCCTATCGCTTAGAACGAGAAGTCGTAGCCGTAGACGTACACGTCGCCAGTGGCGGCGGCACCCTGCGCGGTTCCGACGTTCCAGTACAGGTTCTGCGTCGTCAGCGTCGCGGTGGAAGCCACCGTACGCTGCGACACCACCGTCGAGCCCGTCGCAGCCGACAGCGCTGCGTTGGCCACGATCGCCGTGCCGCCTGCGCCAGAAGCCGTGAACAGGCCCGCAGCGGCGGTGGTCAGCGAGGTCGATGCGTTGGTCAGGACCACGTTGGCGATCGAGTAATTCGACGCGTTGATGATCGGAATGACCGTGTCGCCGGTTGCGTTCAGGTTGATGCCCTGGGCAACGCCCAACAGACGCAGCGCGCCGTTGGTGTTGACCGATTGCGGGTGGGCCGTGGTCTGAATTGCCGGCCCCGGATTGGTATATGCCATGTTCGATTCTCCTTTCGATTAGGCGGCGATTCGGCAAGCCAGCTCGGGGTACAACGGAGCCCAGCCGTATAAGACATCCAATCGGGCTGGCAGGGAGTCATTATTAATGGTGTACTGACGCACCACGCGAATCGACAGACCCAGCTCCTTGTCGCTTGCACGGCCGGCAAAGTGCACGCCCTCGGGCAGCTCCAGGTCGGCCATCGCCAACGTGAACGCGTTCTTGTGCATCAGGATGTTCTGCGGCGACACGACGGCGTTGGCGGTACCGGTGGCGATCGAGAACGGGGTCACCGTTGCGGTCGCGCTGGTCGAGCCGACCGTCACGTTCTGGAACTGGCCAGCCGTGATGATCGCGGGGCTCACCACCACCGACAGCGACGTGCCCGTAACCGACTGCGTCACAACGAAGTTGCGCAGTTTGTTCGAGCCGTAGGCCTGGCGGTTCTGGGGGTTGACTGCGTACACGCCAGCGATCTGGATCACGTCGCCCTGGTTGAGGGTGACGGTCTGCGATGCGGTCAGCGTGATCGTCGAGGTCGAGGCCCAGCCCGAGGTCAGGTTGCCACCCGAGAAGGTCTGCGTGTTGGCCGTCAACGTGCCGGCGGTCGATGCCCAGGATCCGAAGGTCTGGGCGACCACGTTCTGGTCGAGCTTCCAGTTCATGCCACCGGAATCGCGACCCATCAGGCCTTTCTTGTACTGCTCACCGATCTGCGTCTGGGGGATAAACAAGCCCTTCAGCGAGTCGATGATCGTGGCCGAGGTGAACGGCTCAACGACCACGGCACGTTTGCCATCCCGCGGTGCGCCCTCGGAGTCGAGATACGCAGCAGCGGTCAGGTAGGTCAGCAGACCGGTGGGCGGGGTACCAGCCACGCCAACGATGTTGGCGGTGTTGTTCTTCGCCATCATTAGGCCGTCCCTATCGATCCTATTCGCGATGGCGGCGATGGCCGGCTTGAGCACTCGGTCTGAAAATGAGTCGAGTGACAGCGCCAGGTCCTGCGTGGTGAAGCTCGTGTCCACGTGGAACTGGGTGCTCAGCGTGACGGGCACGCTCGACTCGTAGAAGTCCTCAACGTTCAGGTTCGGACCGGTGGTACCGATAAATCGGCCCGGTTTGCGAACATTGACCGTGGCCCCGATCTTGGCACCACTGATACCGAACTGCTCATCATATTCGCGGTTAACCTCAGCCGTGAAGCCGAGCTCGTTTTCCAAGACCATCAACGCTTCGTTGGTGATCTTGGATATGGTCAACAGTTGATTGGCCACAATCGTTCCTTTGTCGTATCAGGTTTGGGTTGTGCCTACTTGATCCGGCCCTTCATGCGGGCTTCCTTGTACTGCGCATAGGTCCCGTTGAACTCGCCGTCACCATCGACGAACGATTCCACCGGTCGCGTTGCGCGGATCGGATTGATCGGAGCAGGCGCTCTGCTGGGTTTCGCCACGGGCTTCTCAACCACACTCTCAGCGGACAGTTTCGCCTCGAGCTTGCCAATCTCGCGAAGAGCCGAAATCACCGAGCGGCTACGCAGGTCTTCGGCCACGTCGGGGTTTTTGGCCAGGTAGTAGGCCAGCTGAGGGCCCACGTCGCTGTCCAGAATCGCATCGCGCACCTGGTCGGATACCGCCACGGTGCTCGACGCCACCACCTCGTCGTAGTCGTCGATGTCTTTGCGAAAAGCCTCGACCCGCTTTTCCCAGGCCTTGACGGTCTGGTTGCGCTGCTCGGCGGCCCTGCGCTCCTGCTCTACCGTGTCGCGAGCACGCAATGCCTGCTCGGCGCTCCACTGCGCCAGGGCTTCCGCATACTCGAACGCGTCGGTGTACTGATCGGGCGTGGGTTTGCCGTCATCAGCCTTCGGTGCGTCGTTCTGCGGTTCCTGGCGAGCCGGTGCCTGTTTGGCCTCGTACTCACGCAGCCGGGCCTCCAGAGCATCCTTCTCAGCCCGAATCCGCTCGGCCTCACGCCTTGCTTCCTCGCGCTGTTTCGTCAGCTCAGAGAACCGTCGCTCGATTTTCGGATTGACCTTCTTTCCGGTCTTCTCCTCACGATCATCGGTATCGTGTTGATCGTCCTGTGCTGCGGCCTCCTGATCGTCCTGCTCGGCGCTGTCTGCACGTGCGTCGACCGTCGGCTCCGATGAATCATCGGCCACAACGTCGGCAGGCAGACCCATCCGCGCTAGTGCGAATTCGGTCGCGTTATCACTGGTCACCACTGTCGGCATGTTTTCCCTCGAAAACACCCGGTGAAGCCACCGGTAGCAGGCTTGTTACTCCGGCCGCGCGCCCATCTCGCGACCGAATAAAAATCAGACTTCTGTTTTCTCGCTGTCGTACATGCCAGCCAGCATCTTCGACAGCACCTTGTGAGCTTCCGGCTTCGGAGCGCCCGACGATCCCATCAGACGGTGCATGTGATGCACGGCCTCATGGCGCTTCATGTCCTTGGTCACGTCCTCGTGCTTGCCGGTATGCAGGCCGTGCCACTGATCCGCTAGCCGGTGAGCCTGCTTGCGCTCGTGATCGTGGCGGGCGTGCTCGTCCTTCTCCCCGCGCTCTTCATCGCGCAGGGCGTCCTTCTCGGCCCGGCCTTCCTCGTTGTGGTAGCGCTCGGCGGCGCGCATGTCGCGGCCGGCACGGCGCTCCATTTCGCTGGCGATAAATTTCTCGCGGTTCTGACTGGTTACGACTGGCATGGTTAAACCCTCTCGATTTCGCGGTCGCCTTGCGCCGCTTTGTTCTCAAATTGCGCGGCATCCATCCGCTTGGCCAGCAACGCAACGATCCCGCGCAGCTCCTCGACGTTTTGCGCCGTGAGAGCCTTGACATGGATGTCGTGTCGCCAAGTTTCGTCCTCGATGCGCTCGCGCTCGACCTCCGCGGCGGCGCGCACCTGGGTGTCGTGCGCCTTGACGTGCTGGCGCATGAGCTCGCGTCGGGTCTCGCCGTCCTGCCGGATCTCTTCCAGCCCGTGCCGGAACTTGATCTCGGTGCCCGCGGCCTGGAGTTGCTGTTGCAGCTGCTGGTTCTGCGCCTGCAGCTGCTTGATCATCATCTGAACCTTGGGCGGGATGTCCGACTGCTTGTCGATCTGCGCCAGCGGGTTGGCCGCCGCCAGGCGGTCGGCGATGACCTCGGCGCCGGGGAAGTCCATGTTCCTGAAAAGCAGATCCCCCGCCGCCTTGAACACATCGGGCGAGGTCTGCAGCAGCATCGTCATCGCCTGGACGGCCTCGGCGCGCCGGCTGTTGAACGACGGGCCCGTGTCCATCACCACGTCGTAAGTGCCGATCGTGACGTCGTTCAGGATCTTGTCGACCAGCTGGCCGTCGTCGTTCATCTCCTGGCCAGGCTGGTTGACCGTGACCAGGTCGGGCTTGCCCTCGGGGCCGATGATGCGCACCACGCGCTCGCGGTCGTACACGTGCGGGATCAGATCCAGGATGATCCGACCGGTGTGCTTCATCGACCGCGTCAGGTTGTCGAAGTAGTGGAAATTCGACGTCTCGGACTGGCCAAGCTCGGCGCGGATCGCCGCCCCGCTCTTCGGCCCCGAGGGCTTGCCCATTTGCGGGTCGTACATGCCCAGCACCGCCTGCAGGTCCGCAGAGATCGCGGCTGCGGCCTCCATCGCCCCCGACGGCGGCGGCTCGGGCTGCAGCCGCACGGGTGGCGGCGCCTCGCGCCCATCGATGTCGGTGCGCTTGTAGCGCAGGATCGGAAACGCGCTCACGTTGGCGCGCGCCCACTCGTTCTCGTGGCCCTCGTCCTGGCCCTCGGCCATCAGCCACTTCGCCTTCGGCGCCATCGCAACCGACTCGGTCATCGCGGTGCGCCAGAAGTTGTACATGATCTGCGGGTCGCGCGCGTAGCGCACCATGCCGAATTTCAGGCGCTTTCCGTCGACCATCACGACGTCGCCGTAGGCCGGCACCACCGGAATGTAGCGGCCCCGCATCTCGCGCTCTTCGAGCACGTCAAGCGCCGTCACCTTGCGCCACATCACCCGGCGCCGGTAGCTGTCGCGATCGCCGGTGACCTCGAGCCCCAGCATGCGCAGCACCTCACCGCGCGGCATGTTGGAGGCGAACATCGTCGAGCCATCCGACAGCATCACCAGCTTGTCGCGCACGCGGTCGATCGTAAAATACTCGGCAATGCGGATGTCTTCGCGCGTCACCCAGTCGACCATCACGTCGCCCGTGCCGTTGCCCTGGAAGCCCGACACCTCGGCGTCCGGGTATTCCCGCTCGAACTGCTTTTTCGGCACCAGGTCGGTGATCAGGCAGGTCTCGGCATCCGACCCATCCGGCTCGACCGAATTTGGGTCAAAGTACACCGTGAACGGGTTGTCGATCGCCCGAATAAAGATGTCCTGGTCGAACGAGTCCTCGCGGATGTAGTCGGTCACCACCCGCCAGTAACCCCAGCCCACCCGGCACTGGAAGTTGAACGCCGTGTCATACGCATGGTCGGCGTTGGAGTTGATCTCAATGTGCCGCGTGAGCCCCGTGATGATCTCGGCAATGCGCGGGGAGGCGGCCGCATCCAGCGCGTGCGCACGGATCTGCGGGCGCTGCTGGCGTTGGGCGTTGGTGATCTGCCGGATGTGCGCGTCGATCTTGTTGATCGTCAGGCACGGCCGGGACTCGAGTGTGCGCGACTGCTGCACCTCGGTGGGCCACTGGTCGCCCGTGGAGAATCTGAGATCCTCCAGGCCCGAGGCCCGGTTGATCGACTCCACCTCGGTCACCAAGCGCAGGAACTCGACGGCGTCGTTCGGGTCAAAGGCCATGGTCAGTTCATCCACCCGCCCGCGGGCAGCGCCATCTCGTGCAGCCGACGACGCATCAGCTGCACCTTCTCATCGACCCGCACCCGAGCCGCCCGACGCATCATCATCGCGTAGCGCGTGGCGCTCATCAGGTCGTCGTTGACCTTGACGATGAGCCCGTCCTTGCGGTGGTACATGCGGAATTCTTCAAACCATTCGGTCAGGTGCCGGAACACCTTGAACCGCCCGGTCTGCATGCGGTCCATGAGCTCAAAGATGCCGGCTTCCACGCCGTTGGAGCCGTCCTCGAACGTCGCCCGGTCGGCCAGCATCTTCAGACCCTGTTGCCGGTACTGGCTGGCGAGCTGCTCGCCCGAGCCCTTGTCGTGCTGCAACCCGTCGTGCGGCCAGGCCCAGGGCAACCAGGCCCCCCAGGGGCGCACCGAGGCCGCCAGCATCGCGGGCGTCTGCTCACGTGCGCGATGCACGGCGGTTACGTACAGCGTGTCGCTGTCGCGGTCCCAGGCCATGCGCACGCAGGCGGTCGGGTGATCCCAGCCGAAGTCGATGCCGCCGATCTGGGGCCAGTGCGACGGCACGTCAAACGACTCGACCTGGATGAGCTCCTCGGCCAGCGGAAACACCCGCCCGGAGCCCAGCGCCGGAATGCCTCGAGCCCGCGCATCGCGCTCGTGCGCCGGGTACGACGCGATGATCGCGGCGCGCTCCTCGGCCGTGTAATGGTCGACGTCTTCGATCGTCATGCTGGTCACGTGCGTGCCAGGCACCGTGTCCAGCAGGTAGCGCTTGACCACGTCCGACATGCCCATCAAAGGCGTGAACGTGATCAGCACCGGTCCCATCGCAACGTTCGTTCGCGTCAGGCCCTCGGTGTAAATGTCCAGGGGCGGCTCTTCGTCGAACCAGACGGCACCCAGGGTCGGCCCCTGCCACTTCTCCCGGCCCTGGTCGTAAGACTTGAACCCGATAAGCGTCTCGCCCGCCTGAACATCCCCCCCGCCCCCGTGCGTGATCACCAGGGTGTCGAGCGCGTTGGGGATGCCGCGCTTGTTCGTTGCGTCCGCGATCGCGTCCTTCGGGATCATCCCGGTGCCAGGCTGGCCCAGCGCGCCGTACAGGATCCGCTGCGGGTTGTCCCGCGTGGATTCGCCCGTAACCCCCGCCACCCAGAACGGCATGGCCTTGGTGAACACGTAGCCCTGCCACCAGTCGGGGTAGCGCCCCGTGGCGTGCATGGCCATTTCGGCGCCGGCCGACAGCGTCTTGCCCAGCTGGTTGCCGGCCATCAGCAGGCGTTCGCGGTGCGCTTTGCCAGCCTGGTGGAAGTCGCGCTGCTTGGGATAGGGCGCGTAATGGCGCAGTTGGTTCTCGGCACGGCGCTTTGCGACTTGTGCCTGAAGCGCTTTGAGGAGGGCCTCGGCGTTCGGAATTTCCGGCCGTATGGGTGATGGGCCCAATCCCATGGCCGCGGACCCCCCGGGGGTACCCCCCAGCCCCCCCGGTGTGCCATCTGTAGCAGTCACATTGGCCACGCCACCCTGCAGTTGGCCGATGATCGCCGACGATGCGCGGGGTTTAGTGTTTTTGCTGCGCTGCGGCATAAGTTGACATAATGAACGTTATACGCAGTGCTTCAAAAAAGCTTTATAAATCAATGAGATAACGTGAGCTCACATGTGAATAACTGTTGTCCACAGGTTATCCACAGCGGCACTTGCAAAATCGAGCCTCACGCCGACACCTTCTCGCCTTGGGCCTCGAGGATCGCCTGCACGGCGACCAGCGCAGCGTCCAGGGCCTCGTCAGTGAGCTCGTCCATCGCGGTCGTCTTGACCTCGAGCTCCTTGGGCATCAGCGACGCAATGGCGCGGATGTAATCGCTCGGGCGCTCCTCGCGCATGCGCACGATGGCGTGACGGCCGTTCTTGTCGAAGTCCTCGGCCATCTCCTTGAGGAAACGGGCCTGCAGAAAATTGCGCGATGCAACGGGCTTGCCGCCAGGGTTGGCCTTGTTGCCAGGCTGAAATCGAGTGTGCAGCGGCGGTTTGCCGGGGCCGACCTTGTAGGGCTCGTCTCCCAATTTCTGCGGGACGGAAACAGATGCCTCAGCCATTGCTTGCAGGCGCCGTTGCGGGCGCATCAGAAGGCGCAGGAGCGGGCGAATGGGCCGGTGCGCTGGGTGCATAGCCTGGAGCGCTCAAAAGCGTTGCCAGGGCCTCATATTCGCGACCAGTTGCCGAGTCCGCATTGAACTCGCGCACCTGGCCGTCGTCGATCACGCGCAGGTAGAACGCAGCCATCTCATTGCTCCACAACGCCGGCCACGTCGGCCTGTTGAAGGATCAAAAACTGCTCGCCATCGAGCTCGTACGCGGGAAACGAAAACTCACCGAAGCGGATGAGGTCGCCGGGCTTGACCGCATCGCACTTAGGGCCGGCGGCAACAATCTCGCCCACGTTCGGGCGCTCTTTGGAGATCACCTCGAGCACTTGGCTCTTCACCCGATCCAACGGGCGCACCAGGATGCGATCGCGCATCATGCGAACACCGACGGTCATTTGCGCTTGCCCTTTTTAACGGCCTGGCGCTTTTCGCTGTACGCGATGGCCACGGCCTGGTTCTGCGGTTTGCCCGCAGCGACTTCGCGCCGAATGTTTTCGGAGAAAGCCCGTTTCGATGTGGACTTCACCAGCGGCACGTCGTTTCGCTCCTCGGGCAGAAACCCTAAAAAGACAGGCCCGAATCTATCCGCGAAACGCGCGAATTTCTCCCATAGAAAAATCAGTCGTTGTTCTTGTCCTCACCGACCATCGATCGAATGGCCTGCGCGATCACCACGCGCAACCAGGCCGAGCCGCCAAGCTTGCGCAGATGGATCTGTTGCACGCGCGTGAGGTTCACGGTCGTGGCGACCATGCCATCCGGTTCCAGTTTCGGACGACCTCGACGTCTATCTGCAATTTTTCGCGTGTTCATCTGGCCAGGCCTCAACACCGCAAAAAATTGCGCACCACCGTTTGCACCACGCACCACGGTCTAAAGACCCGTGGTGCGGTGCGGTGCAAACATGCGGTTTTTTACTTGCACCACGGTGCACGGTGCAGTCGTGGTGCATGTGGTGCATTGCGTGTTCGCTGTTTTTTGCACGTTCACGCGACATCGACGGTTCCGTCCTGATTCAAAAACAGCAGCGGCTCATCGCCCTGGGCAAGGTTTTTCAGCGCTCTTTTGACGTGCTGGCGGCGCGTGTCGCGCTTACCGTCGATGGGACTGGTCAGCAGCTCGACGGCTTTGACAACGATGTCGGCCTCCTGCAAAGGATCCAAACCTTTGGCCGCGGCGAGCTCCTGCACAACCTGCATGACGATCTGTTCTTTGGCGCCGAGCTCGCGCAGCGGTTTGTTGGATGGCATCGACTGGTCGGTCACCACGCAACTGGTCACCGCATCGCCGTCCTCATCCATGCCGATCGATACGACCTCCAGGCCAAAGCCCCACGCCTGGTCGTCGTCGCCATCTTTCTGTTTGCTGGTTCTGAGCATCCGACCGGTGGGAAAGCGCGACACTTCCAGCTCGGCATCGGCAGCCGCGCGCAAGCCAGACCAGCCTCGGGCGCCTTTGCTGGAATCCTTGCCCGAGTGATGCACGAGAATCACCAGGGCGCCGGTGACGCGGTGGATCCCCTTGCAATGCGCAAGCGCCCGGCCCATGTCCTCGCCGGCATTCTCATTGCCGCCAGGCGTGACCTGGGCGAAGGTATCGACGATCACCACGTCGGCCTGCCCGATGGCGCGCGCCACGTCCAGCGCATCGTCCTTGACCAGCAAGTTGGGCGCGTCGGCGATGACGTCGATCGAGAGCTCGGCAAGCTCGACCTGGTGATGCTGGGCGTAGGCGACCAGGCGGTTGCGAAAACCGCCCGAGCCCTCGGCCGCGATGTAAACCACCCTGCCCTGCCGCGTGCGCCGGCCGCGCCAGTCGATGCCGCGGGCGATGCAGGCGGCGAGATCGAGCGCGATGAAGCTCTTGCCGGATCCCGACTCACCGAACAGCACCACGAGCTCGGCCCGCGGAATCACGCCTTTGATGATCCAAGCCGGCGCCGGCCGGCTGGCAAACTCACCGGCTGGGATCGGCTGGAAGCGCAAGCGCTTCGGCGCATCCTCGCTTTGCGCCTCTTCGGCAACCTCCTCGACCAGCGCCTCGAACTCGTTCGCGCTGGCCGGCGCATTGAGCACCACGTGCACGCCGTGCTGCTGGCCCAGATGCACCAGGCTGCGCGCAGTGACCACTCGCTTGCCGGCATCGCCCTTGCCAAAGGAGCGCCAGCGCTCGGCGCCGTAGGCCCGGCCGCCGTACTTGGGCGACCGTTTCGACCACTCGTCCCAGACCTGAAAGCCCTGGGGCCCGAGCTCGTGGTGCAGCGCCATGCCGACCTGCACCCAGGTGTCGTAATCCAGGTCGCCGGGTAAGGCGTCGAGGATCTCGTCGACCTGGCCGCGGGTCAGGCCCACCCGACTGGTGTCGGTCTGCGCCTGCTCGCGCTCGTCTCGAGCGTGGAAGCGTGCATGCACCAGGCGCAGCACCTCGCCGCCGACTGGGGCGATCTCATCCTGGTTGCCCATCACCTCGCAGGCCGGCAGCACGTTGCCGGTGAAGGTGACAAAGCCCTTCGAGCTGAACACCTCAAGGCCGAAGTCAGGGTTTGCCGAATCCTTGTCGTTGCCCAGCTGCCCGCGAACGAACGCCCTCACGCCCGTGCCGCTGGGGCTGAACTCGGCATAGGTGTCGGCAAGCAACCCGGCCACCGTGGGGTGCACCTGGCCGTCCAGCACGCAGTGATCGAAATCGAGCGCGACGATGCCCAGATCGGCAAGCGGTGCGAACCCCACGCCGTCGAACTGGCGGCGAGCTGCAGCCGCCCTGGCAGCGTCGAACGTGACGAGCTGGGCTCTGTCCTCGGGTCGGCCCTGCTCGCCGCTCCTGCGCCCGCCTGATGCGTAGTAGGGCACCTTGCGCGGCTTGCCGCCGCCTGGCGCTGGCTCGAACCGCCAGCACAACCAGGCTGGCAGGTCGCGCAGCGCGCTGGGGCAATCGATATGGGCGAGATGAGTAATCGTTGCAACCATCACGGTAAGCCTCCCGATCAGCCACCCAGGCGATGCCGTGTGATTCCCGTGATCCCGGCCGGCAGGTTGGAGTTGCCCACCGCCGTGTCGATGAACGCGCTCTCGACTCCACCGGTGACGCGCAAATAGTCCACCTCGACTTTGGCCGAATCGATCAGCGTCTTTCCAAGCTCATTGACTGCGCGTGCCTTGTCGATGTCGATTGCGCCCGACTTGACTGCCTGCAAGGTCTCGAAGAGCGCCGCGCGCAATGCGGTGAGGTCCTGAGTGCTCATGCCTGTTTGCCCTTCCGATTGATCTGGCGCGTGATCGCACCGCGCAGCCGCACGAGCTGCGCAATCGATTCGCCGTATTTGAGATAGGTGTGCCGGCGCATGTGCTCGGCGCGGGTGATGCACTCGAGGACCTCGAGCGTCACCTCGGCTGGATCGGTGCGGCGCCGCCCGTCGCGAAACACGATCACGTGCCTGGCCGCAATCGCACCGTGGGCCCGCTCCCAGACGTGCCGGTGATACATGACCCAATCACGCGGCGGGTAACCGGTATCGGTGAGCTTGATCTGCAGGTAGCCGCTGCCAATCCGAAACGATCCGATGGGCATGTAGTTGGTCGGCCTATTCCCAGGCTTGAATGTCGTCGTGGGCGAGAACGTCACACCCTTGCGACCCTGGGTCCAGGGCACATGGCCCTTTTGAAAGCGTGTGCCCATGCCGCGCACACCGTCCAGGCGCCCGCCCTGCGCGCCGTTCAACCAGGCGTCGGACTTCCTGAGTCCAAGCCGATCGGCCAGCTTCGCCACCTGGTGATAGGCAACGCCCAGGCGCGCCGCCAGGTCGGCCGTGCGCATCGTCGGAAACTCACGCCGCACGAGCTCGAGCTCGTCCTGACTCGGGCGCCACTTCTTGCGATTGATGCCGCGCGATTGGGTCATGTCGTTGACCTATGCCGCTTCGGTTGAGACAACCTCCACGATCCGCGGGTGCACCAGGCGCCATCGCGCCACACCGGTGACCCCTTCGATTTGCGCCGCTCGCTTCAACGGCACCCATCCGCGTCGGCGCCAGCTGCTCACCGCTTGTTGCGTCACCCCCAACGCCTCGGCAAGGCGCTCCTGGGACCCCGCGGCCTGAATGGCCAAGGTCACTGCGTTTTCGTTGGTTTTCATCGACTTACACAAGAGTCCGTTTGTACAAGTGTTTGCGAGTCTACAAGTGACTCACCAGTTCTACAAGCGACGCTTGGTTTACGCATTTCCATGATATAGAGTGGGGATCACAACCTTTCAGTTGTAACGAGGACAGAACTTGTGCAGGAATTACGCGCATCCATCGCAGCCGACCGGCATCGACTAAATCTGTCCCAGGAAGAATTGGCCAAGCGCATCGGGGTCAGCCAGCAAGCTGTCTCAAGCTGGGAGGAAGGGTCAACGGTGCCTCGCAGTAGTCGTTTGCGTGCACTCGTTGACGCGTTTGGCGATCAGTCGTTGACAGCCCAAGTGGTCGCCGGCATGGTCGGCGGCCGATCAATTCCTTCCAAAACAACCATGAACTATCGTCACTTTGATGCGGATCCCCTTTCCGCTCTGGCTCAAGCTGCTCAGGAAATTGCGCGCGCCGCAATGGCATTAGCCGACGCCGTGCAGAAAATTGCGGAAAAAAGCACCTCGCCCCCTGATAGCCATCGTTCCGATTCTTCGCACTAGCGCATACAAGCGCCAACGAACCCGCCCGTGTGGCGGGTTTTTTATTGCATACGGCCACCAACTTGTTTGTTTTTACTTGTTGACGGGTACAAGTTCCGGGTTGTAGGATGGTTGTAATGACTTGTGAGTTTTCGCAAGCACACCAACAAGGAGCCCAACGTGACCCGCTTCAAACGGCTGCACGCCCGCCATCCCGACCTGGATGCCGCCCTCACCGTGGCGTTTGTGGTGGCGGTGATCGCCACTGCAGAAAGCCTTATCGAGGTCTTCGTCACCGCTGCGGGGTTCTGACCATGACCCTCATCCAACGCCAAGACGCCCTTGTCGCGCAGCTGGTCGCCATCTACGCCGTCTATGCGCAGCGCGGCCGCCGCGGCCGCCGTGCCAAGGCCAACCGCTTTTTTCGCGAATCGATGATCGCGGCCGGTTACTCCAAGCGCGAAGCGGTGGAAGCTCAGGAGCAATGCAACGACATGGCCTGGCTTGAAGTTAACGCGCTGGCCTGAGTAACCGACATGGCCATCACACAGTACGGCCCCGGCGACAGCGAGACCTGGGGCCCCTGCACCGGCCACCCGGCCGATCCTCGCACCCCCGAGCTGGACGATCTGGACGACGAACCCGCACCCGACGAGTGGCCGTTCCCGACGTTCCGCGGCAAGCCGCGGCCGACGCGGCAGCGGCGCCGGGTGTCTCGCAGGCCCGACCTTTCCCAGTTTCCCGACGCACCTTTTTGAGGACAACGCATGTTTCCCATGACCATCACCCTGAACACCCAAGAGCAGCTCGTCGCGGTTCTGGCGGCGATGCACGCCGTCCAGCAGGAAGCCGCCGAGCGCCCTACTTTGCGGGGCCGGATGAAGCCCGAGATCCGCGACCCCGAGACGAGCCCCGCTGCCGCATCTGTCGCAGCCCCGGCCTCAGCTGCGACGACGCCGACGACCCCGTCGCAGTCTGCCGCATCCCGTTCTGATGTTGGTCAGGTGTTGCCTGTCGACCGCCCGACCGTCAGCAATGCAATCGTCAAGCTCGCCGCCCGCAACAAAGTCAAGGCGCTTGAGATCCTTGGCCAGTTCGGCGCGAAGGCTGGCAAAGAGGTTCAGAACGACGACCTGGCGGCCTGCTACGCGCTCGTGCTGGCTGCGCTGGAGGACTGACACCATGCCCACCGGACACAGCCTATGGGCACCGAGCCGACTCGAGCAGCGCATGCTCTGCGCGGGCTCGCACGTGATGGAGCGCGACAAGCCGTCGTCGAGCTCGATCTACGCCGCCGAGGGCACCGCGGCGCATGAAGTGCTCACGCGCGCCCTGCAGGAAGGCCGCAACGCTGCCGATTACATCGGCCAGACGATCGCGGTCGATGACCACGCGTTCACCGTCGACGACGACATGGCCGAGGCGGTGCAGGTCTGCATCGACTACGTGCGCGACATCATGCAGCCCGACGACACGCTGCTGGTCGATCGCCGGGTGAACTATTCGACCCACCTGGGCGTCACCGAAGACCACGCCTGGGGCACGCTGGACGTCGCGGTGCTCAAGCCGTCCCAGGCCGAGATCATCGTCATCGACTACAAGCACGGCAGGGGGTTCGAGGTCAGCGCCGAGCGCAACCCGCAGATGAGCGCCTACGCGCTGGGCGCCCTGCATGAGATGGGCGACTTGGTTGAGTGGGAGCGCGTGCGCATGGTCATTAGCCAGCCGCGCATCAGCCGCAAGCCGTCCGAGTGGGACTGCAGCGTGCAGCAGCTGCTGGAGTGGGGCCAGGTTCACGCCCGCGAGGCGGTGTGCCGGTGCTTGTTGGCCGAGTCGACCTACCCGGATGCGTCTGAAGGTGCCACCACTTGGGCCGACCAGTTCCTGCGGCCTGGCGAGAAGCAGTGCAAGTTCTGCACCGCCCGCTCAAGCTGCCCGGCGCTGCGTGCCGACGTCGCGGAAACGGTGCTTGGGTTTACGCCGGCCAGCCCCGAGGAGTTTGAGCAGGCCGCTGTTTCATTGCCCGATGAGCATTCGCCCGTCGACTGGCTCGCCGCCGCTTTGACCCAGGTCGACCTGATCGAGGGCTGGTGCAAAGTGGTGCGCGCCGAGGCTGAGCGCCGCCTGCGCGACGGCGCAGCCGTGCCCGGCTGGAAGCTTGTGCCCGGCAAGAAGGGTCAGCGCCGATGGGACAAGCCCGCCGACGTCGAGGCGGTGCTCAAGTCTTTGCGCTTGACAAAAGACCAGATGTACGACCTGTCGCTGATCAGCCCGGCCTCGGCCGAGAAGCTGCTCAAGGCCGGCGCCATCGGCCAGCGCCAATGGGCGCGCCTGCAGAAGCTCATCACCCAATCCGACGGCAAGGCGCACGTCGCCCCCGCTTCCGATCCTCGCCCCGCCCTTGCGGTCACCCCGGTGGCCGAGGACTTCACCGACCTGACCGCTATCAACTGAAAGGTTCCCGACATGCAAAACCAACCCATCGGTCGCGTCATGCTCAAAAACGCCCGCGGCGCGTTTTTGAACGTGTTCGAGCCCAGCACCGTCAACGGTGAGGGCGATCCGAGATACGGCGCCACCGCCATCATTGAGCCCGACCATCCGCAGCTTGCCGAAATCCGCAGCACGATCGACGCCGTGGCCAAGGAGAAGTGGAAGGACAAGGCGCAGGGCATTCTGCAGGGCCTGTACAAGACCGGCAAGGTCGCGCTGCACGAGGGCGACGAGAAGCTGAATTACGAAGGCTTTCCTGGCAACTACTACGTCAGCGCCAGTGCCAAGCAGAACGCACGGCCTGGCGTATTCGGCCCCGATCGGTCGCCCCTGATCGAAACGGATGGGCGCATTTACAGCGGCGCCTATTACAACTTTTCGCTCGAGTTCTGGGCCCAGGACAACGGCTACGGCAAGCGCATCAACTGCACGCTGCGTGGCCTGCAGTTCATGCGCGACGGCGAAACCTTCGGGGGAACCCGGCCTGCCGACAGTGACGAGTTCGAGGAAGAAGTCGCGGGCGCCGACGATTTTGCTTAACCGAGTGGCTCCTCCCGCGGTCAACCCCGCCGCGGTTTCCCCCAGGCCAAAGCCTGGGGGCTTTTTTCAGAATCCATGAAACCTGCACTCATTTTCGACGTCGAGACGTTCGGCAATTATTTCCTCGCCGGGTTCCTGCACGTCGAGACCGGCAAATACTTGGCGGTCGAATCTCGCGATGACTCGCCGCTGGACGTTGAGCATCTGCGCCGCATCTTGCGCAAGCACCAGCTGGTGACGTTCAACGGCTCGCACTTCGATCTGCCGATGACTGCGTATGCGTTGAAGGGTGCGACCTGCGCTCAGATCAAGCTCGCGGCCGGCATGATCATCCACCGCAACCTGCAGGCCTGGCAGTTCGAGGACATGTACGGCTGCAAGGTGCCGAAGGTCGATCACATTGACCTGATCGAGGTCGCGCCTGGCGTGGCGAGCCTGAAGATCTACGGCGGCCGCATGCACTGCCAGCGCATGCAGGACCTGCCGTTTGATCACGACGACAAACTCACATCAGACCAGATGGATCAGGTGCTTGAGTACAACCGCAACGACCTGCTGACCACGCTCGAGCTGTATCGGCGCCTGCTGCCGCAGATCCATCTGCGCGAGCAGATGAGTGAGCAGTACGGCATCGACCTGCGGTCCAAGAGCGATGCTCAGATCGCTGAGGCCGTGATTGTTGCCGAAATCGAGAGGCTGGCGGCCAAGAAAATCGAACGACTTGACGTCGACGCCGGCACCGTGGTGCGCTTTCAGGTGCCCTCCGTCATCCGGTTCCAGTCGGCCATGCTGCAGGACAAGCTCGCCGAGATCGCCGCGGCCGAGTTTGTGGTGCGCGACAACGGGTCGATCGTCGAGCCGCCGTGCCTGCACGGCCAGGCGGTCGATATCGGCGCTGGGCGCTACCGGCTCGGCATCGGTGGCCTGCACTCGAGCGAGCAGTCCCAGGCGATCGAGGCCGACGACGAGTACGTACTGGTCGACCGCGATGTGGCCAGCTACTACCCCAACATCATCCTCAAGCTCGGCCTGGCGCCCGCGAACATGGGCGCGGCGTTCACCCGCGTCTACCAGGGCATCGTCGACCGCCGCCTGGCCGCCAAACGAGCTGGCGACAGGGTGACCGCTGACGTACTGAAGATTGTCGTCAATGGATCGTTTGGCAAGTTCGGCAGCAAGTACAGCAAGCTCTACAGCCCGCAGCTGCTGATCCAGGTGACCATCACCGGGCAGCTGGCGCTCCTGATGCTGATCGAGGCGCTTGAACAGTCGGGCATCCAGGTCGTGAGCGCCAACACCGACGGCATCGTGATCCGCGCGAAGAACCAGTACCAGGTCGAGCAGATCATTGCCGATTGGGAGCAGCGCACCGGGTTTGAGACCGAGGAGACCGCGTACAGCGCGATCTACTCGCGCGACGTGAACAACTACATCGCGATCAAGCCCGACTGCGGGCACAAGGTCAAGGGCGCCTACGCCAGCGCGAGCTTGGCAAAGAACCCCACAACCGAGATCTGCGTGCAAGCCGCGATCGCCTGGTTGAAACACGGCACGTCGATCGAGCAAACCGTGCGCACCTGCCGCGACATTCGGCAGTTCGTTTGCATCCGCACGGTCAAGGGCGGCGCCGTCAAGGGCGGCCAGCGGCTGGGCCGCGCCGTGCGCTGGTACTACGCGCTCGGCGTCGAGGGAACGATCAACTACCAGGTCAACGGCTACAAGGTGCCCGGCACCGATGGCGCTCGCCCGTTGATGGATCTGCCGGCCGAGTTTCCCGACGACGTCAACGTCGACTTTTACATCCGTCAAACGCAATCGATTCTGGAAGAGATTGGCGCGTTGGCGGCGTTTCGATAACTAAGGGGGCACCGTGAAGGACAGCTATTTTGTAACGCCGCGCACGCTGGGTCAGTGCCAGTTCAGTGGCGATGCCGATCCTATCGATCGACCAGATCAAGCGCATGCCGGCGCGCCAGTCGCCTGGTTCGCGGTTTTTCTCGCGTTGATTCTTGTCGCATCGGTGCTCGTATGGGCCCGCTGAAAGAACGCGACATCGAGGGCGCGCTCGTTCGCCGGGTCAAAGAGCTCGGCGGCGAGGTGCGCAAGGTGCAATGGATCGGACGGCGCGGTGCGCCAGATCGACTGGTGATGCTGCCCCCGATCGGACCAGCTCGTCGGCCTCGATCGCCTGCACAGACGATCTGGGTTGAGCTGAAGGCGCCAGGCCGTCTGTGCGATGAGCACCAGCTGCGTGAGCACGTGCGCATGCGCAAGATGGGCCAACGCGTCATGGTGATCGATCACACCGACAGCATCGACGCGCTGTTTCCTCTTTGGTTAAAGGCTGAGAAATGACGCGCGACGACATCATTCAAATGGCACGGGAGTCCACATGACACTCGATGAGCTTCAGAGGCTGCGCTTCAAATATGTCGGCGGGTATCAGACTTTGGAAGAGGCGGTTAGAACATACATCAACGAAAAGCACAACATCACGATGCTGTTAGTGACTAAGCGTATAAACACTGACGCGGAATATGGTGGTTGGGGGGCTGGCAAGACGCACTATATGTTCGACGGTAGTAGGCGCCGGTACAGGTCGCTGGAGGCGTTTTTGAGGGCATACAACGCGAGGAATCCATGACCAATGACGACATCATCAAGATGGCGCGAGTAGCGGGATATGGGGATTTTATGGCAGATATTCATGCTCCTGCTCTTCAACGTTTTGCAGAAGCAGTCGCCGCAGCAGAGCGCCTCGCCTGCATTGCAGACGT